TATTAGACAGAAATGTTCAAACAGTGAAATGGAATGGGCAACCACTCCATGAAGCTACAAAGGCAGAAGTTGAAGAAGTGACAAATGTGAGCTACGCTCTCAAGGTTGATTATCCAATCACAGACACTGAAATTTATAAGAAATTTCAGGAAGACATGCTCATCATAGCCCCCACTCCTATCACAGGCCGGCAACTATTTCGGATCAAAGAGATTAGTGAACAAGATGACACAGTGAGCCTGACTTGTCAGCACATAACAGAAGATATCTTCAAGCGCTCTGTTCGTCCTATCAAGGTTTCAAACTCAACCTGTCAAATTGCCTTGAATGCTATGATCTCAGCAGTCAAGACACCACTTGGAAAATTTTCATTCACAAGTAACATCATGGACAATAGAACTTTCAACACCACAGAAGATGAAACGCTCTATAAGATCCTTATGGATGGTAAGCATTCCATTGTTGGTGCTTGGGAAGGTGAGATGATCCGTGACAACTTCCTGATTGATATTCCTAAAAGTCGGGGCATTGATCGTGGAGTGGTTATCACTACACATCAAAACTTGAAGCAGTATGAGCGGAATAAGAGCAGTTCCAGCATCATCACAAGACTGCATCTAAAATCAACATTCAAGCCAGAAGGAGCAGAAGAAGACACGGTTCTGAAAGTCACTGTGGACAGCCCCCTCATTGGCAATTATCCTTATATTAATGAAGCTGAGTATGAGAACAATGATCTTACTACAGAGGAAGAATTGAGAAGATGGGGTGAAGCCAAATTCAAGAATGGTGACATTGACAAGTCCACTGATCAGATCAAGGTTGAAGCTTATGAGCTAGATGGTCAAACTGTCCATCTTGGGGACACAGTGACCATCATGAGCTTGAAGCATGATGTCATGCTGAAGAAGAAAGCTGTGGGCTATGTCTATGATGCTCTGTCAGAAGAGTATATCTCTCTTACATTTGATGACAAGGCTGGTCACGGTGGTGGCATGTCAGGTTCAAATGGAATTTCTGATGTAGCATCTGAAATCCTTGATACAGTCCAAAAGACTCAAGAGGATGATGAATACTACAAGAAATTGAAAGTATTGGTTGACAATGCTAACAGGGCTTTTGAAGACAAGGCAGGAGTTTTGGAGAAAGAGATCACTGATGGAATCGAGCAAGCCAAAGCACAAGCTGAAGTGGTCAAAGAGGAGATCTCAGCACAAGTCACTGAGAAGATCAAAGCAGCAAACCAAGCTAACAAAAATGAAATTGTGGAAGAGTTTAAGGCTCAATACAATGGCATTGAAGTCAAAATGGAAGGCTTTAAGGCTACTACTGACCAATTAAAGGCCAGTGATGCTGATATTCAAAAACTGATCAATGACTTTAAGGCTCAGACACAAAGTCAATTTGTCGGTGTACAAGGCGCACAATCACGCTTTGAGCAGACTACTGAAAAAGCCATCTCTGACCTCACTAATGTGGCCAATGGCAAGGCTGATAGGTCATTTGTTGAACAGACAGTGAATGGCATCAGAGAAGAATTCACTTCAATTGGTGTTGGTGGTGGACCTAACATGCTCCGAAATTCCAGAGCAGATGAAGGCCTGAAATATTGGACCGAAGCAAATAACAGATTAGCATTCACAGCGCATAAATTCTATTTTAATGGCCAGAAGAGAATGTTTGAATTGCGCCCCGGTGCAGTCGTTAAAAGTCCACGTTTCATTGTCAAACAAAATGCAGACTATACATTAAATTTTTTAGGATTTGACAACAATTCAAAAATGTTCAAAGTGTATTTCTGCAAACGCAGAAAAGGTTCAATCTCTGACTTTGAAGAAAAACAGCTAATCTATGATGGCAAACCAAGATGGACAGATGGACCTGTTTTAGATGGAAACAGAGCAATCAAGAAATCATTCCAATTTAATGTTGGAAATTTTGATGATGGTTATCTTCAATTTGAATATGAACGCAACAATCCAAATAAATGGGGCGGCCTATTTTTAACAGAACTTGACTTCTACGAGGGTACAAATGACCGTTTGTGGCAACCAGCCCCAGAAGATCAAAATTATCTAGTAGAGCAAGCACAGGCCACTTTTGAGAAGACAGTGGAAGGCCTATCCACTCAATTAACTAAATTAGAGACCAAGACTGGTCCAAGCGGTGAACTTGAGCAACGCATGCTGACATACTCTGAGAAAGCTGCTGTGGACGCTTTAAAAGCAACCAGACAGATTCTAGAACAAGGGTATGTTGCTAAATCTCAATATACGGAAGATGTGGCTGGAATCACAAGAAGATTTGATGAAATCGTGCAAGCAGGGGAGAACCTGCTTAAAAACAGCGGTAATCCTCAAAATGTGGAGGGATGGGGGTATTATGATCCCGGATTGAGTCCAGCAGTAACGGTCTCAACTAATCCAATCTACTACAATGAATCAAGAAAACTCTTCAAACTTGATAATTCAACTGATAATGTCAAGGTAGCAGCATCCCAACGCTTCAACATCAAAAGAAATACAACTTACACAATTTCATTTGATGCAATTGGATCAGATAATCTTAAGAATGCCACATTCTACTTCCTAGCACGAAAAAAAGGTGAGACGGGGACTTTTACAAAAGTGGTCACACTTGCTGACAAGATCACTGTAACACAAGATAGCATCACACGCTACTATTTCACGGTCAACACAGAAGACTATGATGAAGCATTTTTGAGATTTGACAACAATGGATCATCAAATGGACAGACAGCAAGTCTCTATTTTGGTGACATTGATGTGTATGAAGGATCTATCAAGAGAGCTTACCAACCGCCAACAGATAACGGTTCATCTGTGATTGAAGCCAAGCTTGCTGAGTACAAGCAGACAGTAGACGGACAATTTACGACAATCACCAATCAAATGGGTGACATGCTGAGAAAAACAGATATCCAGATCACACCAGGTCAGATCTCATTTGGCACAGGTAAGAGCATCAATGGAAGGACCATCAGTTCCTTGCTTGTGCAAGAACCAGAATCCATTGCTTTGATCGCACAACTGATCAAAGTGAAAGGTGACATGGTAGTTGATGGATCTATCACAAGCCGGCATCTCGCTTCTCAGAGCGTTCGGACAGGACACATGGAATCCGGATCAGTAACCACTCAGATTCTTGCGAGTAATGCAGTAACCGCAGATAAATTGTTAGTAGATTCTGCCATGATTAATAAGCTTGTATCAAATCAAGCATTTATCAGAGAACTAGCTTCACAAAGAGCTTTCATCACTCAACTGACATCTGTGGGAATTTCTGCAAATGATATTCGTGGAGGAAGACTGACAGCAAATTCTGGTGTGTCTAGTTTTGACCTAGACAATGGACGGTTGTCATTTAGAGACAATAAAACTGGTGTTTTCCGTGATGAAGCAAATGCCTCAAGTCAAGGGATGATGTTTCTTAATAACCCGGTTTTCGTAGGTAATAGAACTATGATCAACAGCCGTGTGGTAATTGGAGCAGACCGCCGGGACAATGATGTGAATAGGAATTGGAACCGTGGGGGCTTCAACGGGATTATTGTTGACACAATTCGCGGGGCGATTACGGTAGAACACGATAATGCGGATAAAGTAACAGTGGTAGGCGATAGAATAAAGTTTACACACTCTTACGAATACGACCCGGCTACTAATTCCAACCCTTACGGGTGGCAGATCAACACTTGGCTTGATCCTACTATTTTCCCCTTCGGTACAAACAGCAGGGGTTCTAAAATATTTTCAGGAGATTTCAAATTGTTAAACAAACCTTCTGGAACAGATGGATTTTGGTTGCGTGAAGTCCTTAGAACATTAGTAAATTGCTGGCAACACTTCGCAAATGTCAATTATACAACAGCACATTCAGGAACAGGAGCAAATAGACATAATCACACTTTGAATGAGTCGCTTGTGAACGCTTTAAGAAACGAATTGCAGACACTCAAGAACTACGGTATCTAGAAAGGTAACAAAAAATGAAAGAAAATACTTATGTATCAATCATCACAGATCTAGCCAATCAATTGGCTAATAAATCAATCAATGAAGCTGAGTTCAAGGCACGATTGACTGAAGCAAATCAGGAGAAGCAACAGCTTCTAAAAGAATTAGAAATCTATCGTTCTGTTCTGGAATCTGACAAAGATTTGAAGGACCTATTTGAAGAAGTTAAAAATAAGAATGAGGTAAATGCTTAATGAATTATAAAGTACAGTTCAAAGCTTTTGATCCTGTGGCTAATGCCACAAAAGTTTCCATTAAACAAGATTACCCATACCGTGTATTTGAAGAATCTCTTCCAAATAACCGCATGGGAGATGAAGAATCAACCCTTGTGGATGCTGTTCTAAATCTTGTCCGAATGGAATTAGACCCTTCTGGCGCTATCGTG